ATATTCATCCTTAAGTCTTCCGAGTGATGCTTCATCGTGTATAACCCCGTCAAGATAGAACTTTTTGATAGGCCTATGGTGATAAAAGGTCGGAGGAAGATTCTCGTGATTTTGTTCCATACCATATTATAACTACTTATCTTCATAATCTTTATATCTGTAATATCCCTTGTCAAAATCAACCTGAACAAGAAAGTCTCCCATAAATCCATTACGGTTCTTTCTAAAAGCACATTCAATAATATCGCTATTAGATGCTCTTCCAAGAGCAATAACCCAGTCTGCATCGTATGCAATCTGTCTTGACCAGGCAGTTTGTCCAAGTGTAGGAACTCCACTAAGATCATTAACATCATCTGGTGTGGCAGAGGAGATAGCAATGATAGGAACTTCTTCTCCAATGGCCATTAGTTTAAGTTCTCTTGAAAGATTCTTCATTCGTACCGTTTCATTATCTGACTTCTGATTGGGAGCCATCAACTGAAGGTAGTCAACAATTACAAAGTCTGGCTTGTATTGATCAATCTTTCCACGAAGAACTGAAGGGTTGATCTCTCCACCTTGATCGTTAGAGATAATATGAAACTCTGGCTTACCCTGTAGATGCTTAGCATGCCAAGCCTTAAGAGTATCTAATTCTACATCTCCGTTACTTAACTTTCTGTGTGACCAAAGACCTTCACCCATAATAGTAAATACACGGTTACGTACTTCTGTCTCTGACATCTCAAGTGAGATTACAAGGGGTGTCTTACCCTGCTTCCAAGCCTGTACAGCAAAGTATAAGGCCATCCATGACTTTCCTATACCTGGGTATGCTAAGAAGACTCCTAACTGCCCTGGCATAATTCCAGAAGGAAGATAGTTATCAAACCCTGGAAGGTTAGTCTTAATACCAACATGTCCTGCTGCCTGCTGAATCTTTAGATTCTCAAAGTATGCTACTGCAGATTCAAGATCTGTAACATCAATATCACGAATAGCCGAAGTGTTTTTCTTTAACTCTGATGTTTGAGTAATTAAATCATTGAGAGCAATTGTACCTTGATTGTTTTGAACATTGCCTGCTGCTGACCTCAATATATCTTTGAGGCTGTCATTTAAATATTCACCCTGCAACTCTTCAAGGTGGTGCTTAGTTGCTCCAACATTTTCTATTGGAGAAAAGTCTCTAAATTTTTCTGTAACAAGTTCTGCAGGGGGAAGTGATTTATTATTTTCAAAGTATAGTCTGATAAAGTTCCAGATGTCTCCATGTGTTCTGAGAAGATTATCGACATTTGCTTGCAAGAGTACATGGATCTGCTTATCTTGAAGAACTGCAGTAATTAGTTTTGACTCTGTATTATTCACTTAGCCACTCCTTTGCCATTCGTCTACGCTCTGCTCTCTCTTCTGTATCTCTTGCTTTATCTTTCTGTGCCTGCAATATTTTTTCTGCGTTGTATGCAAAGTAATTCCAAGAAGGATTCTCTGCAACTGAAAAGTAATACTCAAGTATATCGTAGCATCCAGAGATTCCGTATGACTCTACAAGGGCATCTGAGGCCCATTGCTCTACGTTTAGATTAAGTGATGGCTTTGATTCGTACCTTGCGGTATGATACTTGCTGTATCTTGAAAGCAAAGCCATACGGTCTTTGCGTTCGGCCATTACTCGTTAATTTCAGATTTTGCTTCGTTAATCTTTTCAGTTAACTTATCTTCTACAAATTTATAGACACGTTCAAATGCGTCATTTGTATTTTCTCCATTGCGCTTACTGTCAACAACGCCAAGATCAAGTCTTAGTGATTGAAAGTTGCCAAGGTTAAGCGTGTATCCAAGTGTAACAGATACCTTTGTCTCTTCGTTTTCCATTTCATACCCTTCGTTAAATAGATTCAGACCAGATTGGAATGAATCGCCCATCTTCAGTTCTCGTATATGTAAGTATACCATCGCCCATTCTTCGTGTCAACTCTTGCTTGCTTGGGGTGATATCATTTGTTATTAAATTGTCTTTTCTTGGTCTACCAATATGGTGTGTAGCAAGTATATCACGAATCTCTCTTACTTGTGATTCTGAATAATATGATCTAACTTGAAATCCTCTTGCCCCGCCTTTTTGAGAACCCATAGGGAAAGGAATAACCCCTCTCTTCATTAAGTCTGGCATATATTTTTTATGACGATTAACTAAATCAGCAGTCTCTCTAACTGTGTAGGCTCGTTCTCTTTTCTTTTTAAAATCACTAATTAAACAACTTTCAATTTGATCTTTTGTAATATTATAAACAGACATTATTCCATTAGATTTGTTAAGGTGGTAAACTCTTACAAGGTCTCCATTAAGAAACCAAACCTTTTTGTTCCCTGGAATTATAGGGAGGAGATTGTAGCCTTCGCTCTCAATACTTCCTTTTTTAACAGCCATGAACCCTCCGCAGAACTTGTTGGGGGATTATAAAAATTTCTTGATCCGCAAGACATGCAGTATGTTTCAAGGTGTCCAATCGTAGTATATTGTCTATCAAGGAACATTCTACTTTTACATTTTTTACATTTCAACATTAGTTTGGTATACCAATGATAATTAAATTAACATCTATTGACAAGTCTCCAGATGTATTAAATCTTACAACTCCCTCAAGTCCAGAAGTTGTTATGCTTTTTAAAACAATTGTAATATTTTTTCCAGCAACTGTGTTACCAGTATTTATTGCTGTTGCTGTTGCAATTGGAGCATACTTAAATTCTCCAGGGAAAGAGTATGTAAATGATTTTTCTTCTCCAGCAGTAATCGTTCCGCTACTTACTACACGAACATTTCCACCAATGACTCTGGCTTCGCTGCTTTTTATACTTTGTCTGCCAGCATTTGGAGTATCAATTGATGTATACTTATATGTTGATGGGGATATTGCAGAAGATAACTCGTTAACTACCTGGGCTAATTGAGAAATATATGTAACATCTAGTGGTTGCCCACGCTCAGGTAAAGGAATTTTTGCCATAATACTATTATACCACTAGGCTTGCTTGATCAGACTCAAACAAGGTAGCCTTGATAAATCTTTCTTTAGGAAATGTTGGAACTTGAACTGCAAATTGGACTGTATTATACCCTGCTGGAACTAGAATAGAGTATGAAAAGGTTTGGATAGAGGCAACATATACAAATGCATCGGCACCCCACTTAACGTATAGATCAAAATCAGACTTTAGGTTTGCTGGTGGAGTCCAAACAATATTAGCAACTTGCTTGTTTTCACTAATAACTACAGAGTGTGCAATCCAGGCCTCTGGTGGAGTTGTTTCTCTATTTATCTCAGGCTCAACATCTAGTTTATATTTTGGAGACCAGTGAGAAGTTCTGTTTCTATCTTCAGAAACTATTCTATATCTAACTAAATAGTTTTGTGACACTCCGCTAAACGCTGGAAGATCTTGTTTTTTAATTATTACCTTTTTTACTGTTGGATCTGACACTACAGAACATCCATCCCAAACCTAAACTCAATATGGTTTGTAGTATTTGCATTTTTAACAATTGGCTCTGAGTTAGTATTTTTAATTACTGAGTATCCAGACAAACCATAAACTGGATTAGAAGAAGTTGTATTCTCTAGTCTTAAAGCATCTAAACAAATATAGTAGTCATCAGATTCTGCTTCATCTTTAATTACTGTTGCGTAAACCTTTACCACGTCTACAACGCTCCATGTGAACCCAGTGCTCTTGTATAAATTTTCTAATTTTTTCTGTGACACAAAATATCTGTTTGTTGCAAAGTCAACTCCTACATCTGATTCTTTTAAAATTATTTCAAATCTTGCAGATTGGCCAGTTCCATGAACGTCAGACTCTGCAAACTCAACCATTATTCTAACCTCATCTGGCTGGATGCTCGACTCTCCGTCTTTATTGATTACTGAAAATGCTAATCTTAAATCATCAGTTGAAGCATTTTTATCAAAGTCTATTTCTTGACCAGTTAAATGAATATGTTTTGCATTTGATGGAACAACAATTCTTCCTGCTGAAACAGAAAGATTGCTTAAGTCTCCCCGAAGAACCATGATGTTGTTTAAAAATCTACATCTTTCATATCGTGAAGATCTTTCCTGGTTTGTAAAAATTCTGTTATCTGCGTTAGTTTGAAAGGCCTGACTTGTTGTACTTATAATATTATTTGGAGGAGTTGATCCTGAGTCTAACGGTGCATAAATTTGAGAGATAGACACAGCACTGGTTTCACCATGATATTCCCAGTTTTCTGTTTCGTTAAATGCATAAACTGTCTTGCTATCATATGCACCTGCAGTTGGGTTTGCTCCTGCAGACCACACGCCAACCTCTGTTATTTCATATCTTTCTGCTGTGGGTAACTCTGCTGTAAAAACAATTTTTGATTGACCATTTTCAGTAACGTATCCACGAGAGGTTATTGGTACACGAAACATTTCAAAGTCTAATGACTGCTTGCCTGAATAATCTCCAAGCACTCCATCTGAAGCAAGAGGTTTTGCTCCACAGCCAATGGCAATGTGGGAAGCGTAGGCGGGAGCCTGTCCAATAAGATATTTAGCCAAAATATTCTTACCTATATTAGTTATCATTGTTACACCTCTCCATATATTGTACCATTAAGTATCTCGCCACTGTCTAATATTTCTACATCTACCTGCTCATCAGGCTCAAGGGAAGAGACATTTATAACAAGATCCCCAGTAGTTGGGTCTATGTATACAGTCTCTCCATTTGGACCTGTTCCAGAGTTTGGTAATTTTAACTCTAACTTAATAGGAAAGTTTTTAAAGTATGTATCTGAAGTGTTTTCTAAACTAATTATATTATTTGTATTATATTGAATATAAATATCTTTAAGGTTTCTTATAAGGCTATAGACTACATCTTGTCCATTAATGATGTCATTCCTTGAAATATTAATTAACTCTTGTCCCCCAATATTTTCAAAAACTAGGTCTGACATTATCTCTGGATCTAGTTCAGGGTTGCTAAGTGCAATTAGGGATGGGGTTGCAGGTTTTGTCGATGCCCTGAGTCCTAATTCCAAAATTGCTGCAGATTGATTTGCTACTGCATCTGTTGCCATTAAACTACCTCACTTAGAAATACTGTCATTGATGGACCACTTTGATCTTTTGAATACTCTATATTATACACAACAAACCGACTATCTTTTGGTGCAACCATATTGATTGAGTTATCAACATAATCTAAACTAACTATGTCTCCTAATTGAATCATAGGGTTTGCAAAAATCTTAACACCAACAGATTTTCTTGGCTTCATTATTTTATTAATAACCCAAGACATTAAATTTTCTGCAGCGTCATGGGATTGAATGTATGGAACTTCTAAACTAAAATCTTTTTTACCATAAGACATTCTGCTTGACTTTATGTCTTGATAATCTTTTTTAACTTTAAGTGGTGATATAACTAAATTTGATCCAATTAAATCTGGATTAGCAAGGTTGCTATTTTTTGAAAAATACTCATCAACTGTTAAATCTGTGTTTGACTCTTGAGTAAAAGTTATTCCCTGTATTCTTAAATAGTTTCCAGATGTTGCATCTAGATTTAATGTAGTATCGGTTGCATTAAAGATTAAAAACTCTGCTCCGTAAGATCCTGCCCTAAATCCAGAAACGGTGTAACCCTTTAATCTATTAAAAGTAGGAGATAATTTTGCATATAGTGCTGGATATGCTTGGTCATATTTAATGTTAAATGACGAGGCCTCTCTCATAATTGTTCCAAATTCTTCAAAATACATGTTAAATTTTGGTGGTTCAGCAGAACTTATTCCTGATAGATATGTTCCTTGCACTATTCCGCTCATAGCATACTTCATAAATGATTCATTTGCATTTATTTCAGAATCTCCAAATACTGATGCTATTGGGGCATTAATTTTAAAAGCAGTATTTTGTGAGTAGTTGTTCCCTAAAGCATATATGTTTTCAAACATTACTCTTGAGGAGCCACGAACAAACAGTGCCATATTATTATATACTGGAAGCGGCTTTTCATCATCTACCTCTGCAATAAGGTTATTATTTATGTATAAAAAGAATCTTCTTCTTGTTCCTATATCCTGGTATTCAACAGATAGGTCATAGACTGTTGGGTTTTCTTCTGTAGCCATTCTATATTGACCAGTAAACTTCCCATCATCAACTATGATACCTGCTAAGCCTTCATACAATTTAATTGGAATAGCAGATGAGCCAGATGCTTTTATCTTATAAAATATTACATCGTGTACATTTTGCTTTTGAGAATCATTTAAGTTGTTTGCTCCTAAAGCAACAATTTCAAAATAGTATCCGTTATTTGTTGCTGGATTAATCATTACGGCAAGCCCACCAGATCCACCAACCACGCTTATACTTTTATCTGGAGTAGTTCCTGGAACTGTAAAATATGTAGAAGCACCAACAGAAGTTTGTCCACGATTACCATCATTTTCAATTTTTCCAACAATTCTCATTCTAGTTCCAAAGTGTTTATACTTATTATCTAATGGTTTATATACATAAGAAATAAAATCAAGCGGTGATTCTGTTGTAGTAAATCCTGGACCATTCATAATTAAGGCCGATGACTGTACTGTTCCTGTCTGTGTTGATAACATACCATTTATGCTTGACTCAGATATATACTTTGATGCTAAAGCATTTTTAATAATTCCATTTCTTGATGTCTTTTGTGCAAGAGTATTATTTATTCCTGCAGCACCAACAGTTGTTGCTGGAGGGGTTTGATCTAATCTAAACAAATACTTTGATTCCATGGTGCACCCACGAACATTGTCATTGTTAGACCAGTAAGGGCTAATTCCTGCTGAGTGTAAAACAACTGGTGTTCCAAATTGCCCTCTTCCATGTTTTGCTACTGCCCCATTTTTAAGTTTTGTAACTCCAAGAATTTCCTCATAGTTTGGCTCAGAGTATATCCTTACCAACCCTGTTGGATAAATTTTTCCATTAAATGGTAATGATGAAAAATATTTTTCGTATTCCTGAACACTACTAATCCAGACATTACCAGTACCAGAAATATTGTATTCCACTGCATCATATTTAATGATCTCTCCATTTGAATAAAAGTATCCGTTATTTCTTGTTATAAAGAAAACACCTTCTCCAAGATCCATAACATTGTTAATAACTATATTATTTTTTACTGATGGAACGGATGATGACAGGTTTGAATTTAAAGGTATTGCGCTTAATGCATAGGTTGATTGATTTTGAATTTCTTGATTCACAGACTTTGTTCCTTCTGACCCTCCTAATTCCCAAAGGACTACTGGCTTATATACCCAGATTTTTTCATTATCTACAAGGCTTGCCTGCTTTATTGTTCCAACTGATCTTTCTATGGATCTTGCAGTATAAGTAATCTTTCCATCATTATAAACCTCATTATCCTGAGATGTTATCTCTAAGATATTTGAAAGTTTGCTATTTGTTTTTTCATTTTTAACAACGCCTGTGTCAGAAAAATCTGTAGTTCCATAAAGGGTTATATCT